TGGGTGCGTTGATGGTGTCGTTTTTGACGGGTGGGAAGGCATTGGAGCGGAAGGTTACGCTGGTTTTCATCGGTTTTCCTTTCGGGTGGGGTTAAAAATGGGATTTCAGGCCGTCCTATCGGCTAATCAAAATACCGATACGGATAACGCGCAAACAAGCCTTGGGCAATGTGGTTGAGTGCGTGGGCAAAGGCTTGGCGGTGTGCGGGGGCGGCGAAATAGTGTTCGTTTGTGTCTAGGGTGCGTTCTATTTGCGCGAGGTAGGCGGATAGGGCTAGAAATTGGTCAAATGTGATGTCGAAATCAACGATGGCGGCGGGGGTGATTTCGCCTAAATCGTGGTCGTACCAGCAGATATTGCCGTCGCGGCGCAGTAACCAAAAGTCGCCCTGCCCTGAGCTGCCGATTTGCCAGTATCGCCCGCGCAATTCGGGATAATCGCGCCAAAGTTGGCGGTTGCTGCGGGCGGCTTGGGCGTGGTCAAACAGTATGGCATCGCCGTGGATTTCGTGGGCGAGGTTGTATGCGGTGAGGGCGTGTTGGTAGCTGGGGCTGTGGAAATCGGCGAGTTCGGGCGGCAAAGGGGCGAGAGTGGGGCGTTTGGGGAAGAGGGTTTCGGGGGGCATGGGTTTCCTAACGGTATCCGTAGATTTTCAGGCTGCCTGTAAGCCATTCGGTGTCGTATTGCCCGCTGGCAGCCAGCGCGGTGGCAAGGGTTTCGTGGCAGGTGGTTTTGGGCAGCGGTATGATGATGTATTCAATTTCCACCAAGGCGATGGGACCTGCGATGTAATCGCTGGTGTAGCCGCGATGTTGGTCGGAATAGATTTCTAGTTCTATGTCGTATAGCTGGTCGCTGGTGAGGGGTTTGGCTTGGGCGTATTGCAAGCCTGCGGCGTGCCAAAGTGTGTTAAATAGGCGCGCCCATTTGCTGTTGTTCATCAGAGAGATTTTGCGGGCACGGAGGGCGGCGATGCGTTTTTGCTGGCAGGCGATGCGGGTTTCGGTGTTGTTGTGCATGGGGTTATCCGTTTCAGGCTGCCTGAAAGCTGTTGGGCGTGGCAATAGTTTGTTGGTTTGGGATTGATGCCTGATATTGTTCACATTTGTCGGGGTTTGTCGGGCATGAATACCCGACCTTATATAGTAGCCCCCATTCAAGGGGCTTTGATAAAAATTTACCATTTTGGGTTTTAGCCCCTTGAATTAACTAACATTAATTTAAGGGGCTTTTATCATGCAACAAAAATATAGAAATACCGACAACACAAGCAACGTAGTAGAAATTGACTTGCAAATTATCGTTGATGAGTACAGCAAAAAAGTTGAACGATTAGAAAAACGATTTGCTGAAGAACAAAAAAACACAAGTACATATGGCTTAGAAAACGAAATTGTATTAGTGCTTGCTTTACTTATTTCACAAAGTTTATGGGAAAACCAATATTTCAAACAGCTAGAAGCATTAAAAGCCCGAGCATACGTGGTTAAGGATGAAATAGACAAGTTAAATTCTCGTCTTTATCTCAAAGCGATTGAGTCAAAAACATTATGGGAACGTTCGGAAAAAAAGTTTGTGAAATAAAGCGGGCAAAGAAATGAACATCGACTTATCCATCCAAATCAAACGCAACGCCGAAAGCCAAAACTACCAGCTAAACATGCTGGTCATCAACCCAAGCAACACAGGCGCAATAGAAACTCACATTTGCCAAACGCTCGCCGAAGTCTGCGAAAAAATCGCCCAATTTGAAGCCAAGCATTTAAACGTCTTTGAACACGCGATTGAGTACGAAAAAACCGACTGGCGACAACTCGCCCGCCAAAACCAACAAAACGCAAAGAGGACAGCAAAATGAGCATAGAGAGCTTAACCGACGGCATGGGGCGCGATACGCGCTTTGCGCGG